CTTTGAACGTGTACATGCCGCCGTCTTCCAGCCACGGCGATTTAATGCACGATTTCGGGAAAGCGCGCGGTGAATTTGCTCTGGAGCCAATTGTAGAAGAAACAGGCATTGTTTTAGCGAAAAACAAAGCGGCCCAGCGATCGTACGTCGAACAGCGTATGATGGCTAATATTAACAAAGAAGTTTTCTCTGACGAGATGAAGGTTTACGCCAAGGAATACGTTGCATTATTAATTCGTGTCCCTGGCAAGTGCGTTCCAGCTAGTATTTCTGACGTTGTTCAGGACCAACGCGGGCGTTTACAAGTAGCCAGAAACTCAAGAGAGGTTAAGTTTGAACATATTGATAGGAATAAAGTTAAAGTTGATTTAAAATCAGAAGTCGTTGTCAAAGGCGGCCCTGCAAGGGGTGTCGCTACTGTTACCACTTCCCATTCTCTTGATTCCGGATCTATTTCGCGCGGCTTTAAACATGCATTCGCAGAGTACCATTTTACATGGTCGGCAAATCACCACTTGAAATTGCCGATTGTGTTCGTGCTCTGACTGAGTTTTGCGTTAAACATAAGCTAAAGGTCGGTGAGACAGATTATTCAAAGTTGGACGAGACCATTTCTTCTGACATCCGTTCGGAAATTTTTGAACCCACGGTAAAGCGTGCATTTGCACGTGAGCACCATGAGTATGTTGAGCGGGTGTTAAGGGACGACACGGAATTGGACGGAAATGTCGGTGAGATTAAGATTAAAACTGGATCTAAGAATAATTCCGGATCCGGTTTAACCACCGATGTTAATACAGTAACTTCACCGTTCGTAGTTTATGTCGCCCACAGGATTAGGGGTTTTAATCCGCGCGATGCTTTTGCTCGTTGCGGAATTGCTTTTGGTGATGACGGATTAAGTCCAGGCGGTCCTGGTGGCACGGGGTTTGATGAGCTCTGTGTCTCAGTTGCCGCGTCGATTGGTCTGAAATTAAAGTACCTCGAGCATGAGCCCGGTGATCCTTTGTTCTTTCTGGGACGATTGTATTTAAGCCCACTTACCTCGTCTGTCTCGATGGCTTTGCCGTCTAAGGTGTTGCGTAAGTTGCCCATTTGTATTGGCAAGGCCAGTGAGCATAGAGCACACAGGCTGTTAGGGTTTTATGTGACCGAGAAACACGTCCCAGTCGTATCTGACTACATTGAAGCAGCGGCACGTGCTTACAAAGTAGATTTGAGCATCATGCCTCCTGACATGGAGGCCCTACGTACAAAGGATCGAGACCTGTTTCATAAATTGAAGCATGGGCCATATCCGTACGAGGACGCAGACGTGCCACTCCTTTTGGACGCCGTCTGCAAGGACTTATCGCTATCGCAAGCGGAGGTCGAGGAGCTCAGGACAAAGCTCCGGGCAGTGCAAACAGTTAAGGACTTAGAGGGGATTAAAATTCCACTCCCTCCATTGGAGGGTCTTGACGGATTGCATCTGTTTTAAAACCACGTCCATGTATGGCTGGAACAATAAAGTTATTGCATTATCATTAACCCATTCTATTGCTATTATGCAACCTATGGATATAGTTCCTCGACCCGGGCGCAAGAACAACGCGTCAAGGGCCGCTGGTGCACTAGTGTCACTCGGCAAGTTAGCGAATGACAATGGTGTCCTGCGGGAGGCACTCAAGTTTTACAAGAAAATGAGCCAAGACCGTGCAAAGCGGCAACAGCAACAGAAGCCTGTCAAGAAGCAGACAGTCGATCAGCGTTCAGTCAAAACTGCAGCACCAACGAGTTTTGGCATTTCATCGAACGATGTGGTCAGGTCGGTCGTCGTGCGCAGCACGCCGACCATGAGTCGTTTTACCGGCGTGTCCTATTTGGGCACTGTTACCACCGGGCCCAACGTATCGTCATTTCCGACGGTCGCGTTGTTCACGTCCAGTAACCCGGTCACTTTTCAAGACCGTTTGCAGATTCAAGCGTCG